CCCGGTTCCCCCAATGGGACGGCCGGTCGCGCCCCCACTGGACTATCGGCGCCGCGGCTTCCTCCCCGGCGTGCCGGTGCATTCGACTCCGTGGCGCTTCATCGCGCGGTACACGCTCGACGGGTTGCAGCCGGCCATCCGCGCCGCCTTGGCTGGGCTGGCGCCGTGCATGACCAGCTTCAGCGCGCGCATCACGGCACTCGACTCGCGGGCGCTCATCGGCGCACCGTCCGTAGGGCCTGCCAGAAGGGCAGCGTGAATTGCTGCAACGTCCTCATCTTGTGGTCGACCTGGACGATCAGTACCGGGAGCGGCTGGTAGCCGTGGGCCGCGGCGACGGCGACGTTGATGATCGACGGCCACATACTGATCGCGCGGAACTCTGGCGTCGGCAGGCTCATTGGATCAACGTCCCGTCCGGGCGGACCAGCCGGCCAGGCTGCTTCGCGCCGCGCTTGTTATTGAAGTCGAGCAACAACTTCTGCATCATCGCGGTGACCGACGCCCAGTTCGTGCCGTCGACCGACGCATGGTCGCCGCGCTCGAGGCAGCCCTGGACGATCCGGGCCGAGAAGCTCTTTGCCATCTTGACGTCGACCACTCCCGGCGGAAACACCGACGCAACGGTGAACCTGGTGCCGGATGGAAAGACGCAGAGGAAACCGAACACGTTTGGATTGCTCTCCGCCGACTCCATCGGAACGATGGTGAGCGTCATTGGACGGTCGGGAATATCTTCAGGTTTGATCGCCATGCCGCAATTGTATGGTGCAACGGTTGTATGATGCAACGGCTCCGTGCGGGGGTGCAGGATGGGCGAAGTGCTTGCGTGGTTGGCTGTGGCGCTGGCCGTCAGCTTGCTGGTCGGCCAGTGCATCCGAACCGGAGGGGACGATGACGACTAGACGCTGGGACTGGGACGTAATGACCGACTACCGCGAGCGCAAGTATCGGCGGCCCGCGGTCGTCACCTCAAGCCGCGCTGTCGTGTGGCTGCTCGGCTTTTTCAACGGCTGCATTTGGACGCACAACCTGTTGCTCGTTGCGTGGCCATAGCTCGACCTCGAGGGTCGAGCGCCGTAGCATCTTGATCGCGGTGTCGATCGTGCAGTTGACGACGTCGATGCCGCGCTCCTTCGCCGGTGCGGCGAGGCTGTCCCATTCGCGGGCCCAGGTCTGCATCGGCTGGGGGCTGGGCAGGATCGGCCGCGGGTGATCGCCAAACCAATGCGCCTTGCCGTCCTTGCTGACCTTGCAATCCATCCCGACGAGGACGATGTGCCTGGCGCCCCACTTGATCGCCAGGCCGGTCGCCATGAAGCCTGAGCTCGAGCCGCGCCGGTAGCGGTACTCCTTGTCGTCGGAGATACCCATGCCGGGCTCCGCCGGCCAGACGTTCGTCCCGAACTCGCGCGTCATCCCCTCGCAACTCCACCGCTCGATCTTGGGACAGGTCTTGCTGATCCGCTGCGAATGCAGCTTCCACCACGGCTTGTCGGCGGCGAACAGGACGTCGGCGTTGGGCACCCGCAGATAGTTGTCGTTGACGACGATCACGCGGCAGGCGTCGTCGGCCCGTCGTTGGACAATGAGAGCCGTCTGCTCATCAGATAGCGATGGCCCGGATGCGACGATGACCACCGTGCGATTTCGCCAACGGGGTCCAGCGTGTTCAGGTTGCACTTGCCCTCCAAGTAGAGCTCGAGAATGAGGATGGCGACGTCGGCCGACCAGCAGACTGCCACAACATGACCCTGTTCGACTAGCTTCTGGCGCCAGATCGCCTGCGGAACGGTGACCCCGTTCTTCCCGGACTTCATCTCGATCCAGAGTCCGGTGTAGCCGCCGCGCGGGACCGGGAGATTCATGTCCGGCACGCCTGGCTTGACGCCCTCGAGCTTCATCTTGCGGGCAACCCGGACGTCGCGCTGGCCGCCGTTAGGGATTGCATGAAGCAGGGCGAGCTCCGGGTAGCGGCGCTCGTTGACCAGCGCCCAGCTGGCGACGGTGACCTGGTGCTGGTGCTCGGTGCCGGTCAGCCCGGTCTGTTCAGCCACTCGCGCCGCGCGGCCGCGTCGTCCGGGGAGGCGGGTGAGTATTGAAGGCATTGGCGGTCGTACTCCAAGGTGAGGTAGGTGCCGGTCGGCTGCTTCAGGACGACGCAGAGGTTCACGCCTCGCCGCAGCATCTTCGGCTGGACGCCTTGCGAGGTGCAGTGCTCACACTCGATGCACTTAGGCATTTTTCAGCCACGCTTCCAGCGCAGCGCGGGCGGCGTTGGAAGCCCTAACTGCGACATTGATGTCACCCTCAGTTGGTGGCATCGACGCAATCGCATACTCATCCGCCCGCCGCATCGCCTCGGCTACCCATGCGTCAGAGCGGACGGGGGCGCGATAGAAACCTAGCCCGACAACTTCCTCCCACAACTGGCGCATCGTCGTGCAAATGCTGTCCCTCTCGCGGTCGTCCAATAGGCCGAAGTCGTGCCGGTAGCGCATCGCCATTGAGTAGATCAAGGCCGGGTCCGGCTCCACCGGCTTGTCGCTCACTTCCCCCGCTACGGGCGCAGCGGCGCGGGCGGCTCGATCCGCAAGGATGGCAGCGCGGGCGTAGTCCTGAACACGGTCGTCGGCACCTTTGCCGAACTCATCGAACACCGCGAACGGCAGCGGCGGCAGGCTGATCTGTTCGCTCATGGCTTCCCTCCTAGCTCGGCGTTGATGCGTTTTTTCCGCAGGAGTTCATCGCAAATCGGTTTCAGCGCAGCAATAGCTGCGGGCGCTCCGAGGCTCCATTCCCCGCCGCGCCGAAGTTCTTCTTCCCACAAACGCAAACGGCAGGACTTGTTGCATTTGCAAACGCTCATGGCTTCTCCCCTAACTCTCTGTCGATACGGGCGATTGCGTCTGCTACGTCGTTGTGCCACGCACAGGTACCGCCCCATACGCACATCGTCTTTTGCAACGCCGCTCTAGCTACTGGCAGCAGCGCCCGCAGCCGCTCAACTTCGGCGTGTGCTTCCTTCGTCTGCTCGTCGCACTTCATCCGGTAGTCCATGTGGAAGGACTCACGTTCCGCGTGCGCTTCCCGCAGGGCTTGTGCCGCGTCCCTGCACGCGAACACAGACGGAATCGGAAGTCGCGCGTTATCTTCCAGCCGCTCGGCCAGCGCAAGGTAGTCGCTCACGGCTCCCCCTTCAACCACGCCTCGAGTGCGGCGCGGGCGGCGTCACGCTTTGCGTCCGCGTCTTTTTCGCCGGCGTATGCGCCCGCAGCCCAGTTTGCCTGCTCGTCGGCCAGTGCCATTGCCTTTTGTACCCATTCGTCGAGCGGCGTGGCTGCATCCGGCGCCGCGAGAAACGCATCGTCCCGCCCGATCGCCCACAAGCGCACGCGCCGGCCATTGTGCCGTCCGTAACCGTCGTGCTTGACCAGCCCTTCCTCGCGCGCCCAGTGCCGCGCCTTCGATGGGAGCGTGAAGCTCCATGAGCCGATCCAGTGCTTGTCCCAGCTGTCGCGGATCTGGAAGTCAGACAGCGGGAACGGCGATTCGCTCAGGATGGCGACGACGGTTTTCACTGACTTGTTGAGCCGCGACGGCTCCTTGTTCAGCTGGGCCGCCGCTTCGTGCGAGGTGTCGGGATCCGTGCTGCGGGCGCGAACGTGAATGTAGGCGTCTGAGTTCACTTGATGTGTCTCCGGTACTGGCCAAGACTGCGGTTGAAGTTCTTCCCCTTGCCGTAGTAAGACCGCATCGCCGCGGCCTTCGCGCGGATCTCGCGCTTCGCCTGCTCGGCCATGACGTCGACCATGATGTCGATCAGGTGCTTGGCCTTGTCGACCATAGTGTCGAGGTTCATTGCGCGGCCCTCGCGTATTCCCAGCGTCCGGTGAGCTCGTTCCGACGGCGTTCCGCGCGCCCGGTGCGCGTCAGGTACTCGAGCGCCGGGTGCAGGCTGCGCGTGCGCAGCTTCGGATCCAGCGCCGCAATCTGAAGCGCGGTGACCCATAGCTTGCGGCGCCGTGGCGGCAGCACGGCGAGCGCGCGTGCGGTGACGTCTAGCCTCTTGGTTTTCATCATTCCTCCTGCGGGCGCATCATCATGTAGACGGACCCTTTGCTGACGCCGAGAGATTCTGCAATCTCGTCGACGGTCATGCCGGCGTTCTTCATGTTGGCGACCTTGAGCCGCCGCTTGGCGCGCAGCACGATCAGCCGGCCGGCAGTCTCGGTCACGCCGAAATGCCGGCCGATCTGGCGCGCGTGCCAGCCCTTCTCGTGAAGGATGAGCGCCTCGGCCTGGCGCGCCGTGAGGACGCTCTTGTAGTACGCCTCAAGCGAGGCCGCCTCCAAGGTCCGCACGATCGTGTCCCAGGCGCTCATAGCGGCAGCCCTTGTTGGCGCGGGTCGAGCGCCTCAACCTTGGCCTGTAGGTCCTCGAGGGTGGCGAGCGCCGCCTCCATGATGGCCAGCTTCTTGTCGGCTAGAGCCTTGTCCATCTTGCCCTGGGCGACCCAGCGCGGGTAAACGCGCTTGCGCATGGCGATCTCGCGCTTCACCTCTTTGACCTGATCGTCGAGAGAGATCGCGCTCATCGCCGGCTCGTCGCAAGGGTCTGCTTCGAGTAGATCCTGACGCCCGGCAGATTGCCGTACAGCCCCAGCACCCGGGCCTGCGCGCGGATCGCCGTCATGTTGGGCTCGATCAGGTTGGCCAGCTGCGGGTTGGCCGCAACGAAGCGCGCCAGGTCGATCAGGCTGGTGACCTCGACGTCGAGCGTCGTGCGTACCGACGTCCCCTCGACCTTGGCCACGGCAACCGGCGCCGGCGCGACGACCATGGCGGCCATCACCTCGGCGTGCTCGGCGGCCTGCTGCGCCTGCTCGACGACTGCCGCATCGCCGCTGCTGGCGGCCGCCTCGGCCAGGGCACGCGCCGCCGCCGCTTCTTCCTCGAGGCGCTTGCGTTCTTCCTCGGCCGCCAGGCGGCGCCGTTCTTCCTCGGCTCGGCGGATGCGCTCCTGCTCGTCGTTCCATGTCAGCAGCGACCGCTTGAGGATGCCCTCGGCCTCGCCCAGCCGGTCGATCGCCGGCCGGAACAAGTCCATGATCTTCTTCTTCAGGTCGTCGAGAGGCCCGGTCAATTCCTTGCGCTGCTTGTCCAGCTGATCCTTGCGGCGCGCGACCGCCTTCAGTTCCTCGGCGGCGGCGTCAGCCATCTCGGGGCTGTCGATCACAAGTTCCTGCGCCGTGACAACGGCCAGGTTTGCGGGGGCCAGCAGATCGCCCGCGGAGGGCGGCATCAGTTCGATCTTCATTTGCGTTTGCTCATCCAGTGGTGAAGGGAAAGGCACGCCTGAAAGCAGGCGATGTCCTCGGGGTCGGTGTAGACGCGCGTGGCGTAGGTGCCGTCGGCCTTCAGCTGCACGGCGATCCGGTGCGGCTCGACGGCCGCATCCCGGACGTTTTCACCGATCAGCCTGGTGTAGCCGACCAGCTGCGGGCCGATCGCATCCGGGAGCTCGGCGCGTGTCTTGATGTCGATCACCGCGGCGCCGGTGACCGGGCCCCGCTTGAGAATGCCGTAGCGGTCGACGGTGCCGGCGAACCGGAACTTGCGCGACCCCATCGGGCACTCGTTGAGGACAACCTCGAAGCCGGTGTCGGCGCGGAACTTCCGCCAGGCGCTCAGGTAGCCGGTGGCCGCCATGGCGACCGTCGATTCCTCGAGGGCGCCCTCGTCGTCCAGCTGGCAGGCAAGGTGAACCGCCTGGCCAAGGCCGCGCTTCCACTCGAGCACCTCGGCCGGGATCCGCGCCAGCGCGTCGGCCTCGAGCGGACGCAGGATTTGCGTCACGCTCGGGACCACCTTGCCGTCGATCCGGTAGGTGTGCGATTCGTCGTCGAAGGTCAGGCTCATTCCTGGCGCTCCTTCAGCATGGCGTCAGCCATTGCGTATGCGTCCTCGGCAATGCCGCCCCAAACGTCGATCACCTCGTGGAGTCGTTTGTTGCGCCACGCCTTGTCTGACCACAGAAACGACGTCATCGCCTGGCCGGCGAACCAATCGCGCAACGACATCCCTTGCTGGTCTGCGCTATTGCCCTCCGGGTGAAACCCGCACGGGAATGCGAACGGGCCGTAGTCGACTGTTCTCATGGTCTACCTCGCGTTGATGACGTCGATCGCGCGCGATTTGAGGGTCTGGAACAGCTGCTTGGTCAACGCCTGGCCGGCGAGCTCGGCGTCGAGGTCAAGCCCAGCTTCCTCGTACTTGCGCTTGAGGTAGGCGGTTTCGTTGGCGCTGGCCAGCGTGTCGGATCCGCCGCTGCCGCCGCCTCCAAGGACCGTCATGACTACGGCCGGGGCGGGCGCGGGCGCGGGCGGGTCCATGATGACGCCGTCCTCGTCCGCCGCGTGTTCCGTGTGCGGCATCTTGCGCGGGTCCGGCACCGGCGCGACCTTGCGCTGCGGCAGCTGGACGGGCGGCTTGGTCGGCGCGTGCTCGATGATTTCCCCGTCCTCGTCGAGCGTCTGCTTGCCGGTCATCTCGTCGGCGGTCGGCGCCGATCCGGTCATCTCCGGGAAGGCCATGCGAAGCGCCTGCGCCTGGGCGCATTTCGCCAGCTGGCCGCGCGGGCGCTTGATCCACATTTCATTCGGCGCCTCGTTGTCGCGGCCGGCGGTGGCGTAGTTCTCCATCCAGTATTCGGTCGCCGTGAAGTCCGCGACCTGGCCGTTGGCCATCGCACGCCGGACGGTGACCCGGCACCACTCCGGGAACTCCATGACGCGCTTGACGGTTCGCGGCGTGCCATCCTCCCAAATCTTTTTGTCGTACTCCATGGCGATCATCGGGCCGAACTCCGGCTCGCTGATGCCGGCCAGCTGGCCGCTGCGCGCGGCCTGGGTGCGGTAGAGCCCGACGCCCGGCATGATGACGTCGCGCATGGCGTAGGTCGGCTTGCCCTTCGCGTCGGTGCCGGTCTTGACGCGCATCGGAACGATGTGGACGGGCTTCTGCATGGGGTCGAGGCCGGCGGCCACGCAGTAGCCGATCACCAGCTTGATGCTGGCGTCCTCGGCGCCCGGGTACAGGCTCGACTTCAGGACCGGCAGCAGTTCGTCCTCGGCCAGCTGAAGGGCGTGGGACTGGATTGCATCGCGCGTGGATTTCGTAACAGGAAGGTTCATTTGAGTCTCCGCAGGATGAGCTTGCCCGGCTTGATGTCGTCGGGCTTGATGTCGATCGGCTTGGTGATGACGATCGTCGGGTTGATGGGTCGCGCAAGCAGCCACTTGTCGCCCATCTGTTTCTTGGCGGCCTCGATCCGCGCGGCGTTGCGCGCCGCGAGCTCGGGGTCGGGCTGGGCCCGGACCAGGTCAATCTCGGTCGGGGCTGGTTCGTCGAACAGGAAGCGGCGAAGGAGGCTCATCGTTGGATCCGTTTCCAGAGGTCGCGCCAGGTGAAGGCGTCGATTAGTGAGTAGGTGTCGGTGCGCGGGTCATAGCGCACGCACCGCCCGGTTTCTCGATCGAACCACTCGCCCTGGCGGCTGTAGACGTACTGCGGGTAGCGCTCGGTCGGCCCCTCGATCGTGTGCTTCTCGCCGTAGCCGTTGACGTAGGTCGCGCCGTCCTCGAGCTTGATCGCAGCGGCATCCTCGGGTCGGATGTAGGTCGGGATGGATGTCATGCGATCCCCTCGATCTTGGTCACGTAGGTGTCGAGCCGCGCGACGGCGCGCACGATCGACGGCCGGTCGCATCCGCCTTCCTCGACGTCGCAGTAGCGGATCAACGCCTCGACGGTGGTCGGGTGCTGGCGGATCAGGTTGTTGAAGCCGCAGTGCGGGCAAACCCAGCGGCCCGCGACCAGGTTGCAAGTCGTTTGAAAGTCAGCCATGGGTGGCCTCCACCAATTGCTCGAATCCAATCGCGTAGTCGTGCTGGCACGTGTTCCGGTGGCCGGCGACCACCTGGGCGGTGAACGCCTCGTCGATGTCGTGCAGGATCTCGGCCGCGGTGCCGCGGTACGGGTAGTAGGTCATGTCGCGCACGTTGACGAAGCGCAGCACGCTGCCCGTGTTCGCGCGGCAGTCGAAGTGGATTGCGACACCGCCGCAGAGCACGATGTCGAGGTGCCCGTCGGGGTTGTCCCTCGGAGCAAGCCAGACGCGGTGAACGCCGAAACCGCGTTGCTTCAGTTCCTTGGCGAGGTCGATCGCCAGCGGGCACGTTCTCATCCAATCTCTCCCACGGTCATCGTCAGCAGCCGCCGGCCGGAGTCGTCATCGCTGTCGCCCGTGACGACGTCGTAGCGCCGGCCGCTCGGGGCCAGCCAGGCGGTGCCGTCGGCCCGCAGGCTGGTCTGGAACGTGGTGCCGTCCTGGCGCTGCACCGTGCCGCGGTGCGTGGCCGTGAACGGCTGGTGAAGCATCTGGATCTTGCGGTGGTTGACAAGCATTGCTGGGTTCTCCATCGGGGGTTGAAGATCAGGGGCTTCTTTTTAGCACGGCTACAATAGCAACGCAAGCCCCGTGAATTTCCCGTTGCTCTGGCGCACGTGAATGACCACTAACATGAAGCGGGAGTACGCTTTTTCCTCGGATCGAGATATGCTTGCCGGGCCGGGACATGGGGGTAGCTCCCTCCGTCCTGCCGCAACAGGACTCACCGGCCCTTTCTCCACCCTTTGCGGAGGTCACTTCATGTGGTTCCCCTTCTTTGCGTCTGACTTCATCGGTGCGGCCGTTGGCCTGTCGCTGCAAGAGAAGTCGATCTACTCCTGGATGCTGGTGCTGTACTACGAGATCGGGCCCTTCCCACTCGACAAGGTCCGGGTCTACCGGATCGTTGGCTGCGAGTCGGATGAACAGAAGCGCACGGTCGACTTCCTGCTGAAGGAATACTTCGTCGCCATGGAGGACGGCTGGTATCAGGAGAAGGCCGAGAAGATCCGCGCCGACATCGAGAATCGGCGCCATCAAGCCCACGATCGCGGCGTGAAGTCCGCAGAAGCACGTAGGGAGAAATACGGATCAGCCCAGCCGCCCTCCCGAAAGGATCTCGAAAGCCTTTCGAGAGCTTCTGGAAAGGCACCCGAACTAACCACAACCACAACCACAACCACAACTACAGACACAAAGGCAAAGACAACAACGGCACGGAGCAAGTCCGTGCCACCGCCCTTCGGGCTCCCGGAGTGGCTCAACCCGAAAGACTGGACCGCCTACCTCGAGCACCGCCGCGGGCTCCGCAAGCCCATGACGGTCGAGGCGCAACGGCGCGCCGTGCAGGAGCTCGCCAAGCTGCATGAGGCCGGGCATGATGCAGGCGCGGTGATAAGCCAGTCGCTTGTCCGCGGCTGGCTCGGCCTGTTCCCGGTGAAGGATGCCCTTCCGCAGGACCGGATCGCCGCCCAGGCGGAGCGCGTGGCCAAGATGCTGTTCAACGACCAACCCGACGAGAGGACGATCGATGGTTAAGACCGACTACGCCCGCTTCACCACCACCCTCGGCGCCACGCTCGAGGTCTACGGCAAGGATCGCAGCGACGGCGCGATGGCGCTGTGGTGGAAGCTGCTGGTGCCGTTCGACCTGGCGGCGATCGAGGCCGCGCTGGCGCAGCACCTTCGCGGCAACCGCTTCGCGCCGACGCCGGCCGACATCATCGCCATCCTGCAATCGAAGGATGGCCGCCCGACCGCCGACGAGGCGTGGGCCATGATCCCGCGGGACGAGTCGTCCTCCGCGCCGATGACCGACGAGATCGCCCACGCCCTTGGCATCGCTCAACCCCTGCTGAGTGCCGGCGATCAGGTGGCCGCGCGGCGCGCTTTCATCGACGCCTACACGCGAGCGGTCGACGAGGCCCGCGCCGCGGGGCGCCCGGTCAAGTGCTGGATCAGCTTCGGCTGGGATGCCGGCGGCCGCGAGGGCGCCGTTGAGCGCGCCGTCCAGCTGGGCATGATCGACCGCGCGTGCGGCGATCGGTGGCTGGGGCTGACCGACTCCGGCCGCGCAACCGCGCCAGCCGTGCTCGAGGCCGGCGCCGGCCTGAAGCGGATCAAGTGACTGACGACGAGGGCAACAAGCTGTTCGCCCTCGAGGTCCGGCGGATGACCGTCGAGATCATGGAGCATCACCCGGGCTGCTCGGAGCACGCGGCCCGGGGCTACGCCTACCACCTTGTTGCTACAGCACGTGCCCTGCTGTTCAAAATCGACTACGCTACCCGGCACATTCGACGAGAGTGACCGCTAACCTTGGAGCCACAATGCCAGACGCCCCTGCAACTGTTGTCGTGCTCGACACCAACCCGACCGGCCTCGACGCCGACATCGCCGCCTGCCTGCCCGCCACCGGCGCCACGGCCAACGAGAAGCTGTACGCCGTCGCGGTCGACGACACCCGCAAGGCCAACGAGGCGCGCCTCAAGGCCGACGCCGACCGGGCCCACGCCCAGCTGTCGGAGAGCAACCGGCACAACCTGGCCTGCGAGGATCTCCAATTCCGCCAGCTGGCCGCGATTCAGGAGTCGGACCCCGGCTTCGACAAGGAATCCCGCCTGTTCATCCAGTGCGTCGAGCTCGGCGTGGAAACCCGCAAGCAGTCCATGACCACCAGCACCGGCCGCGACACCGTCATGCAGGACGTCGTCAAGGATGGCCTCTGGATCGGCTACCAGGTCTACAACCGCATCGCCGCGGAGCTCGGTCTGCCGGCCCGCGTGGTTCCAGCCGACCTGTGATGGCGCTGGCGCCCGGGAGACTCGCTCAATTGCTGGCCTCCTGCGAGGGGTCCAGCCACCGCATCGTCCTCCGGGCGGAGAATCAGATCGCCATCCTCGAGCGCGAGAATGACCAGCTGCGCAAGACGCTCAACAACCAGGCGCACCGCATCAACTATCTCGAGCTCCGGCTCGAGGCGCTAGGTGAGCGGGCACTTACATGAAGCACCGCATCAAACAAGGGCCTCGGAAGAAGATCGCGCAGAAACTCAACCCGCGGATGGAGCGGTTCTGCCACGAGTACATCATCGACATGAACGCGACTCAGGCGGCGAAACGCGCGGGATACGCCCATCCGCACGTGCAGGGATCGCGCCTCTTAGATAATGTTAGTGTTCACTCACTTATCGAAAGACTCAAGCGGGATCAGCTTGACCGGCTGAAGATGAGCGCCGACGACGTCCTGGTCGAGATCGCCAAGCTGGCGCGATCGACGGTGAAAAAGGTGTTCGGGGACAAGGGGCAAGTGCTGTCGCCGCACGAGATGGACGACGACACGGCGGCCGCGGTGAAGTCCTTCGAGGCGCGGCTCGAGTTCAGCGACGACGGCGCGCCGCCCGAGGAAATCCGCAAGGTCACGATGCACGACAAGCTGGGCGCGCTGCGCATCATGGCGCTGCATCACCGGCTGATCGGGCCCGAGGTCGAGGTCAACATCGGCGCCGCCCTGGCTGACAAGCTGGCGGCGGCGCGCAAGCGCGCGAGGGGAGAGGACTGATGCCTTCCAAGACACCGAAACAGGCGAAGTTCATGGCGGCCGTGGCGCACGGCTGGAAGCCCAAGGGTAAGGCGCCCCCGGTCAAGGTGGCCAAGGAGTTCAACCGAGCCGACAAGGGTGGGAAGATGCTGCGCAAAGCGGGCCGGGGGCGGTGATGCGGCGCTGGATCTCCAACCTCTACTGGCGGTTCCTGTGGCGCCTGCTGCGCGCACTCGATCGCAAGCCTGCCGAGCCATTCGTGCCTGCCGAATACACGAGCAAGGTGGTCGAGGCGTTCAACCGCAACCGCGCCATGGGCGACAACGTGACACGCGAGTATCCGCGCAGCTGGGGCAAATGAAACGCCGCGGATTCTTGGCCACGCTTGTCGGCCTGGCTGCCGTGCCGCTGCCGGCGATCGTGCATCCGGCGCCATCGGTTCACGGCTACCCGCGCAGCGCCAGGCTCAACGACTCCTACTTCGACACAACGTCCGGCGCCGTGTGGGTGTTCACCGAGGCCGGGTGGCTGCTGGCGCCGACCGTTGACGCCAGCGTGAGTCGCCCTTAACCTCCGCATCGGTGCTGCGAAGGGTTCATCAACGTCGATGTGAGTCGACGCCTTCTGTCCCCGCGCAGCGCCAGAGAACCGCGATCGATGTGGGCCAAGTCGCCCATCCATACTCAATCGATCGTCCCTTTCCCGGCCCGGGTGGGAAGCCCGGCACCATCCCAGCATTGACGACGCGGTGAGTCGCCTCTAACCTCCCAGCCGCAGGGTAGCCAAGTGGAAAGGCGCCGGTTTCATACGCCGGCCACCGCGGGTTCGATTCCCGCCCCTGCAACCACCTCTGAGGGCACCATGGACTACAGCAAAAAAGGCAAGTCGGGCACCGTCAACCGGCAATTCAACCCGGCCAAGACAGCGGCCCTGATGACCGGCATCGGCCAGTCGCAGTGCGCCATGGAACAGAATGGCCAGTACCGCGCCAAGCGCGTGGCGGCGCCGGCGCGCCCCGGGCAGGGGATGTACCCGCTCAACCCGGCCTACGAGGTTGATCCGCGCGGCGTCACGCCGGCCGAGGACACGCAAGAGAACGAAGCCGCCGAGAAGTGAGCGTCACGCTCGACCCGCTCGAGCAGCTGGTCGAGGAACTGGCGCTCTACGAGTTCGACCCGCTTGGCTTTGTCCGCTTCGCCTACCCGTGGGGCGAGCCCGGCATCCTGTCCGAGGAAACCGGCCCGGACGAATGGCAAGTCTCCCTCCTGAAGTCCATCGGCGCCCAGCTGAAGGCGGGCGGTAGCGCCGGCGCGATCGTGCTCGAGGCGGTGCGCGCCGGCCACGGCGTAGGCAAGTCCGCCCTCACCGCCTGGCTGATCGACTGGGCCATGTCGACCCACGAGCGCACGCGCGGCGTGGTCACGGCCATGACGGAGTTGCAGCTGCGGACTAAGACCTGGGCCGAGCTCTCCAAGTGGCACGAGATCAGCGTCACGCGACCGCTGTTCAGCCTGCAAGCGACCAGCCGCACCTTCAACGACTCGAGCCTGCAAAAGGTCTGGCGGGTCGACGCCGTGCCGTGGTCGAAAACCAACCCGGCCAGCTTCGCCGGCCTGCACAACAAGGGCTCGAGGATCGCGCTCATCATGGACGAGGCGTCGGAGATCGACGACATCATCCACGAGACAAGCGAGGGCGCGCTGACCGACGAGGCCACGCAGATCCTCTGGATCATGTTCGGCAACCCGACCAAGGTCACCGGCCGGTTCGCCAAGGCATTCACCAACCCGCGCTGGCACACAACGACGGTCGACGCCAGGCAGTCGAAGTTCAGCAACAAGCGGCTCATCGCCCAGTGGGCGGAGGACTATGGCGAGGATTCGGACTTCTTCCGCGTCCGGGTCCGGGGGCTTCCCCCGCGCCTGGGCATCACGAACTTCATTGGCGTCGAGGTCGTCGAGCAGGCCCGCAAGCGCCAGGTCAGCATCCGGGACGTTGCGCCGTACCCGCACATTCTCTCTGTCGACCCCGGGCATTTCGGTGACGATGAGTCGGTCGTTACGCACCGGCAGGGCCCCAAGGTGCATCGTCAGTGGTTCTACCGCGGCCTCGATGGCCCTGATCTCGCATCTCGAGTCGTGGACACGGCGCGGAACATCGGGCAAATCGCCGCCTGCCCGGTGGATGCCATCGGAATCGGCGCCTCCTGCTGCGATTACCTGGCCCGGGTGCCCGACTTTCCACTGATCCGCGTCAACGTCGCGCTGCCGGCCGCGAATGACCTGGTCTACTTCAACGTCCGCGCCGAGCTGTGGGGCCGGATGCGGGACTGGCTGGCCACCGCCGAGATCCCGGACGACGACGTCTTGCAGGAGCAGCTGACCGGCCTGGACTACGGCTTCGACAACAAGGCCCGGTTCCAGCTGCAATCGAAAAAGGATCTGCGGGCGCTGGGCCGGGACTCGCCCGATCGCGCGGATTCCCTGGCGCTGTCGTTCATCGTCGACACCGTGATCCGCAAGCCCACGGTCAAGGCGGTTGCCCTGCCCAAGCAGCGGCGATCGGTGGTGTGGTGATGGACGAGCGCGAGCGCCAGATCCAGCACGTTCGTGAAGTACGGGCGCGCGAGAAGCTACAGCAGCAAGAGCTCGAGTGGTTGGTCCGGCGCCGCGCCTGGCAAGAGCTCAGCCCGGACCCACAAGTAGCCGAATGGCGTGAGCGGCAAGCATTGACCCTGGCCGGGTGCGGACTCAGCACAAGCGAGATTGGCCGCCGCATTGGGATCTCCGGCGAACAGGTCAGGAAGGTGCTGCGCAAAGCCCGCCTTGCGAGGGCGGGCGCGTGGCTCTGGCCGCGCGAACATGGCGAAGTCGCTCGAGCGTGGCGCGTGGCCAACGGGCTGCCGGCGGCGCTTTACCTCAGCGGAAACGAACAAAGACGGGCCAATCGCGCCGCGAAACCGTGGCCATGGCCGACCGGCAGGCCGGACAGTTGGCTTTCCGGCCGTTCGCAGTTAGCATCCGCTCACCGGCAACCTGAGAGGTAGCGCCGACTTCGCTCGCCACAAGTCGGAGAATCGATGGACGCACCTTCCTCTGTTCCACAGGGCACTGGCATTCAGAGCCCATCGCGCGGCCTGGCCGGCGCCCGCGGCATCAACCCCCTGGTGCGCGTGGCCACGAACGAGGACATCCAAGCGGCCGAGCAGCCGCCCCCGATCGATCAGACCCCCGAGGTCGACTCGCACCTCGCCGGGCATATCCGGCGTGCCTGGAACACGAACAAGCTGTTCAAGGAGAAAGTCAGCCTGCGCCTGCTGAAGTGCCTGCGCGCGCGCCGCGGCCTGTACTCACCCTCCGAGATCGCGCAGATGCAGCAAGTCGGCGGCCTCAACTTCGTGTGGGTCGACCTGACCGAAACGAAGTGCCGGGCGGCGTCGGCGTGGATCCGCGAGGTGCTGATGCCGATTGGCGAGCGCCCGTGGATGCTCGAGCCGAGCCCGCTGCCGGATCTGCCGCCCGAGCAGGATGCGCAGATCCTCGAGAAGGCAGCGGCCGAGGCGCGCAAGGTCATGGAGGACATCTTCCAGTCCGGCGCCGGCGTGCTGTCGCCGGACGAGTTCCGCGCGCTGGCCATGGAAATGAAGGAGCAGCTGGCCGACGACGTCACCATGCGGGTCGAGAAGGAAGCCCGCAAGCGCGCCGACCGGATGTCGAAGAAGCTGGCCGACGAGATGGATCAAGGCCGGTGGGAACACGCGATGGACGGGTTCGTCGAGGACTTCGTCACGTACCCGACGGCGATCCTCAAGGGCCCCTTCTGGCAGCGGCGGAAGCACCTGACCTGGCTGCCCGGCTACAAGCCTGGCGTCAGCAATGCCATGCGCCAGACCTGGTCGCGCGTCGACCCGTTCGATGCGTACCCGGCGCCCTACGCGAAGTCGTGCCAAGACGGCGACTTCATCGAACGCACGCGCTTCCTGCGCAAGGAGTTGTTCGACTGCATCGGGATGCCCGGCTTCAACGAGCAGAAGCTCCGCGAGGCCCTGAACGCCTACTACAACGGGCACCTCGAGGGCTGGCTGTGGACCGAGGCCGAGCGCCAGCGGTTGCAGCAGGACACGCTCTACACCTGGCTGTCGCCGGCCGGCATCATCGATGCCTTGCACTACTGGGGCAGCGTGCCGGGCTGGAAACTGATGGACTGGGGCGTCGAGCACTTCGAGTCGCTCGACCCGCAGCGCGAGTACGAGGTCGAGGCCATCATCATCGGGCCCTACGTCGTCTACTGTTCGCTCAACCACGATCCGCTGGGCCGCCGGCCGTACTGGCACGCGAGCTATGACGCGGTGCCGGGCGCGTTTTGGGGTCGCTCGATCCCCGACCTGGCGGAGTCCTGTCAGAAGATGGCCAACGCCGCGGCCTGCGCGCTGGCCGACAACCTGGGCATGGCGTCGGGTCCAATGATCTGGACGCACATCGATCGCCTGGCGGACGGCGAGAATCCGAACGATATCTACCCGTGGCGCGTGTTCCAGCTGAAGTCGCAGGCGGATCAGGGCGTCAACCCGGGCATCGGATCGATCGACTTCAACCCGCACATTGCAGAGATGCAGGCGGTGATCGAGAAGTGGGAGATCCGGTGCGACGACGCGACCGGGATCCCGCGCTACACCTACGGCAACGAGCGCGTGGGCGGCGCCGCCAACACCTACTCCGGCCTGTCCATGCTGATGAACAACGCGGCCAAGGGGCTGCGGCGTGCCATCGGCAACGTGGACACCAACGTCATTCAGGAAACGGTGTACTCGGCCTACGTGAACGAGATGATCTACGGCAAGGACAACTTGCTGAAGGGCGACTGCTTCGTCAGTCCCAAGGGTGCCGCCGCGATCCTCGTCAAGGAAGCGCAGACCCAGTCCCGGTTGCAGGCGCTTCAGATCACCAGCCAGACTCCCGAGGATATGCAGCTGCTTGGACCCAAGGTCCGGCTGCAACTCTACAAGGAGGTGTTCAAGGCGCTGGACATCGGCACCGACAACTTCCCGACCGAGGACGAGCTCGAGGAACGCATGGCCGCCATGCAAGAGGCCCAGGCGCAGCAGGCCCAGGCCATGCAGCAAGCCGAGGACGGCAAGGTGCAGGCGCAAATGGCCATCAAGGGCAAGGAGATCGATTCGCGCGAGCGCATCGCCGGCGCGCAGATCGGCGCCAAGCTGGCCGACCGCGGCAAGGAACCGGCCGGCAGCACGCCCATGCCAGGGCAGGGCTTCAAGCGCGACCTGGCGGGCAATCCCAAGCAGCCCGGCCAGAAGGCCGAGATCGAGCCCGGCGGCTTGGCGGATGACGGTGACCGCGAGCCCGCGCGCTCCGCGGCGCCAGCTGCCAAGGCGCCCGACAACGGCCTCGAGAAAAAGGTCGACGACCTGGCCAAGCGCCTGGACGCCGAGCGCGACTCGAAGATGGAGCGCCAGCTGGCCGAGATGCAGCGCCAGATCCAGCGACAGATCGACGTCCTGGCCAACACGCCGCCCAAGCAGCGTGAGCGCGAGCAACCCCCGGTCATCAACGTCACGGTCGACGCCAAGACCGGCAAGGTGAAGAAGCAGTTCACCATGAAGAAAACCAAGGCGGGCGCCTACGAGGGCACCGTCACCGAAACCGAAAGCGAGTAGTCATGCCCAAGTCCACTGACACGTGCAACAAGATCGTCAACCTGATGTACCGCGCCGTGGCCTGGGCGAACGTGGCCGACAACGCCGCCGCCTCGCCACTGACCAACGTCTACGTGGCGCTGGCCACCGCACCGCTCACGCCGGCGACCAACAGCCAGGCGGAGAACGAGAGCGCGTACACCAACTACGCGCGCCAAGCGGTCGCGCGTGGTGCCGGCTGGGATGCGGCATCGGGCGGTGCCACGCAGAATGCGGCCACGATCAGCTTCCCCGCGTGCGGCGTGACGGGTTCGACGGTGACGGACGTTTCGACCGGGGTCGCAGTCTCCGGGGCGACGGCCGTGTGGCATACCGGCGCGCTCAACTCGCCGCTGGCCATCGCCAACGGCATCACGCCGCAGTTCGCCGCCGGCGCCCTGACCGTCACGGAGTCCTGATGGACAAGCGCACCCCGTTCCAGAAGGCGCTCGACGAGAAGATCGGGCCGCCGCTGTACTACTGCTCCGACTGCAAGCTCGCGGTCAAGGTCGACCTGGATCCCGTGGCGATCCATCGTCCCTGCGAGGGCTGCACGGCCGACGTCATCGCGCCGCGCAAAGCAGTGTGCGTCGGCAAGGGCGGGGCAGCTACCGCGACCAAGGTCGCGGTCAAGTGGGCGCAGCTGAAAGCCGCGGTCACCGGCCGCTGTGCGTAGATGGGGTTCCGCACCGTCAGCGAGTGGGCGGCCGCCGTTGACGCGGGCCGCTCGCACGTAACGACCTTCCGCAAGGCAGTCTCGTCGTCGGCCACGCTCGCCAACGACTTCATCGACTACACGTACTTCGCCGGCAACCCGACCGCGAACTTCTACGCGAGCTCGCCGCTCGAGGCCGCCGTGATCCCGGCCGTGCGCGGGATCTACTTGCCGAACGTGGCGGGCCAGGTCTTGCACGAGATCACGGTGATGTCGGCCGCGTCCGGCGCGACCGCCACGACGAATCAGAACCAGCGGTTGCTCCTGGCGGACTACCTCCTGTACTACCCGTTCATCGACACCGATGCGGTAGGCGAACAGCAGGACATGATTCAGACGGTGAGCCTGCCGCGCTACACGACGGGCGAGGGCGTGATGGTCATGGCGGTCGGGCAGTCGGCCGCATCGACGGTCGGCACGTTCACCATGTCGTACACGAACTCGGCCGGCGTGGCGGGACGGACCAGCGCGGCCACGTTCACCAAGGCCATCACGGGCGGCGGGACGCTGGTCAGCAGCGACAGCAACGCGGTGGCCGGGTCGCAGCTGTTCATCAACTTGCAAGCCGGCGATACCGGCGTGCGCTCGATCGAGTCGGTCACGTTCACCGCGGCCGGCGGCGGCCTGATGGCCCTCGTGCTGGTCAAGCCGCTGCGCAACTTCTACGCTACGCAGGAATGCCGGCGCACGACGTCGGGCAACCTCGAGAGCTACGGCGCGGCCACGCAATTCGAGTCTGTCATCCATGCACCGCCGGTCGAGATCGAACAGGGCGCCGTGCTGGGCATCATCGGCCTGGGCAACGCAGGCACACTCGCTTCCTCAATCCTCGCTGGCGTTCTCGAAACGCGCTGGAGCCAATAATGGGCTGGACCTCGCAAGACGACCTCATCAATCAGATCACGACCAACGGCAAGATCGCCAACGTGGTCTATCAGAAAACGACGGTGGCCGCGGGCAACGCCGGCTTCTGGCAGCACCTCCTGAACTCGGCCGGCACGCCGCCGGCCGCGACGTTCGGCGGAACTGAGGCCACGTTCACGCCGACCGACGACACGTGGTCGGAAGGCGCGGTGCCGATCGGTGACATCACGCTGCCGGCGACGAAAAACCTGTTGAGCATC